GTACGGCGCGCCATGTAATCGTCAATCTCTTGCACAAGCACAAGCAAGGCATCAACGGATGCCACTTCACTTGAAACTTGAATGCGTTTCTGAATCGCCACGTCAACGGCCACGGTGTACTCGTCTGAGTTGCGATCAGCCATCACGCGCGATACGTCACGCGGCACAACGGTTACATGCAGCGTGTTCATATCGGATAGCTCAAACTGTGGAACGGCTACCCGCGCGGCTGTGAAATCAGTCGAAAAGGTGCCGGCGTTCAATGCGTCTTTTACGGCTGCAGCCACAGTAATTGCTACGTGCATCGTTACCTGCCTCCACGCCTAAAACACCTTCAGGTAAAGCCATTCCAGCGCCCGCAGCCCAACCGCGCCAATCACTACCCACAGCCAACGCATGGCGCGTTCCACGCGATCCAGACGCGTATTGATGCCAAGCCTGCCATTACCACGAATCGCTACATCCAATCGGCCAAGTTGCTTGCGGATTACCGCAAACTCTTTGCTACAGATCGTGTCGTACCGATCTTCAGGTTCAATCATTGAATTCGCCTACGTTTTTTGTGTGAATGCGATACGCAATACGGTAATCGTCAGCGTATCGGAATGCCGGTTCGCCGCCCGGCGCCATGACCTCGTAAACCATCACAACGCCGTTGAGCGTATCGCGGATTGTGTCACCGGCTTGAGGTTCACCAAACGCGGCCAGTTCGGATACGCTAACCAGAAAGTCACGGCTTTCGATGTGTTGCACTGTGCCGTATGTGTTTTCGATTCGGAAAACCGTCTTACCCACGGCACAGGTAATTGACTCCGTTACACCGGCCCGGACATATACAACTGTCCGGGCACGATGCAACTGGTTTTGCGCATTCAGCCAGGTTGCGCCCGTTGACAGTAAATCGCTCATTACTGATTCAGGGCCACCCGTACGGTGCTGTCGGCAATCGCAGCCGCTTCAATGGCCTTGCCGAGCAGCTTGTACGTGGCTTCGTTGGCGGCGTCAGTTTCCTCGCCCGCCGTGTCGGTAGCGGATCCGTCCTCGTCAACCGCAAGCTCGTTTTCCGAATCCCAATACACGTTTGCGCCCGCCGCAATTGCGGTATGCGCGCCGGTGGCTTTCGGGAAATCGAAAACGCCCCTGATCGCCAGTGAGCCAAGCTCTCCGGCGTCAATTGCGCGATTGGCAACGCCTACCAAATCGCCTTGAACCACCACATCGCCCGCCGACGTATCCGCAATCGGCGTGTAGTCGATGTTCACGCCATCATGGACAAATTCCGCGCCCATCTGAACCTCCTGTTTTGTCTCGAAAAAAGTTTATGCGTCAACCGCTACGCAACAAATCGGCAGCGCTTACGCGCCGGCCGATTTGTTCGCGCCGCGATAATCCTGCTCCTTCACGCCGGCATCGATGTAGCCACGGAAGCCCAGGCCAAGAACGTTGGCCGGAGTTGCAACGCGCTCGATGGTGGGCGTCTTAACGCCGTTCAGGAAAACGATCTCAAACGCCGGAATCACCTTCGGGTCACCAAACAGATACCACGCGGTAGCGCTGTATCCGGTGTAGTAATCGTCTGACAACTGCGGCGCGGCCACAACTTCATACTTGTTGCGGTGCGGATTGAGCGTGCCAGCGGTGGCATCGGTGGAGCCCACAGCCTGGAGATTGGCGGAACCGATCAGGATTTCAGCATCGGTTTCCAACTCAACCGGAACCAGCAAGAGCTTCGGCGCAACGTTTACGCGCCGCTGATTCTTTTCCTTGGTCCCCGGACCAACCTTGATCGAACGGAACGCCGCGCGCGCGGTTGTGAGCGCTTCGGAATCGAACGCCGAAGCTGCGCCGGTCTGCAGGTTGGCATGGGCGGAGCTGAAGAAACTGCTCGGGTTAGAAAGCAACAGCGTGAAGAACAGATCGTCAATGACAGCCGCGCCACTGCGGCCCATCTCGCGCGGAATCTCAAGAAACGCATTGAGATCGTCGTTGACAACGTCCTGACGCGTGAGCGTCAGAATCTGCCCGTACGTGTTGGCCTGGTTGGTGAACGACTGTTCGCCAAGCGCGGCGCTTTTCAGTTCGCCAGCCGGGCCGACCTGAGAAAAGCCACCGGTGCCAAGCAAGCGGTACCGCGTAACTTCCTTGAAGTCGCTTACGCTGGCAACCTTGCACAGCTTCAGCGCCAGTGTGCCAAGCTGTTCGTATGAGGCAATCATCGTGCGCTGCAAAACCGACTCGATGATGCCGGGCAAACTGACGGTTGCAAAACCGGCCCGGATGGTGTCGCGGCCATCGCCAAAGACGGGCGGCACGGCCGCGCCTTCCATGCGTGCGCAAGCGGCTGTCAGCTCGCGCAAGCCAATATTGCGCATCGGGCGCGCGGCTTCCATGGTTTCGTTGCCAAACTCGGTGGCGAGATCATCTTCAGCCAGATCGCTTGCGGCCATGCAAACGGCGGCTTCAAGCACGCGCTGATTCACCGGGGTACTGCCGGCATGGATCGCCGGGGCATCCGGCCTGGCGGCGCGCAAAACAGCCAGTTCGGCCTTTTCCGCCGTCCAGCCGTCTTTGATCGCCTGCGCCTCGATCACCGCGTGCTGGCCACCACACGCCGTGCGAATCGCGGAAATGCGCGTTGATTCGTCAGCGGCCTTCGCGCGCATGTCGGCTACCGGATCGGCGGTAACATCGTCTGTAACCGCAGCCGCCACACCCGCAACAACAGGCGTTGCGCCGGCGCCACCGTCATCAGCAGCCGCTTTCGCGGCCATCTCGGTGTCATACCTGGCCTGCAGGCTTTCGGTCTGCTTATCGTCAAGCGCCGACGCCTCAAAGCCAAGCCCAATCAACCATTGCTCAAAAGTCATACAATTACCCTCCTGTAATGTTGCCCGTAGCACCCGTGCCGATGTACTATCATCGGCCCCCAATGCAACGAAGCTCACTTCGCCCAACCTGGATTTACGCGCGATATACAACGGTCCTGAAAACGTTTCGCCGTTGGCCGTTGCCGTTTTCCCCTCAGGGATAAACGCCATTGAATCAGGGATTACGCCAACGGATGCTTGCCAGGGGAAGCCGTTATCAGCGCTTTCGACCACTTCCCGCGCGGCTTCCGTTGCGCCGGAAACGACACCCTCAAGGGCAATATCCTTTTTGCCCTTGACAACTTTGGTAGTATGCCCAACAATCTGATTGCTCGAATGATCTTTGAGAATCGGGCGCGGCTTCCGAGTTATGCGCAATCCAGCAATGTCCACCACCACCGGATACCACCAGCCGATCAGATACATCGATCCGCCGTTGTACGCCATCATGGAAAACTCGCGTAACTTGTCGCCATCGCCGCTATCGGCACCGGCTTCAATCACCGCGCGCCAATCAACAGCCGCCGTCAGTGTCAGCGGCCCTTTACGCCGTAGCGTTTTTGGCTTTTTCGGTTTCGGCATCGTTTGTAATTACCTCCGGTAACTTCAACTTTTTGCGTAGCGCCATGCGCTCGGATTCACGGTTTGCCTGTAGCGTGTCAAGTAACGTCAGTTCCTTTACACGCTGCCGCGTCTCGGGCTCCCAATCAAGCCCCCGGCGTGCGTATTCAGCCGCCAATGTGGTCGTGCCGTTGGCAAGGCGTTTGCCCTGGGCGGTGGCCTCTTTCTGCGGGTCAACGTGTTCGCGGCCATCCCAAAACCATTCATGCGCGCAATACGTCAGCGGCGCAAGTGTTCGTAGCGGTTGTGGCAATAACCCCTCGATCAATGCCGCCTCGTCAATCCACGCGCTCAAAATGCGATCCAGGGCCACGCCCCCCATGTCGGCACGTTCAATGTCAATGGCCTTAGCAAACGCCTGATGATCAAGCCGCCCGCTTGCGTAGTTGTACTTGGAGAAATTGCCAGCCGCCAAGCCAAACGGCATGCCGAACGCGCGTCCAACTTCGCCCAGGATTTCGCGCTTGAAGTCGCCGTAAGTTGTGCTTGGCTGCGTCGCGTCCACCTGCCCAAGTTTCCACCCGGCCGGCATCGTTGTCATCATATTGCGTTCAAGCTGAATCGTATCCATAGCCTCGATTGAGTCAGCATCGCCGTCTGCCGGCGCGTCGGTCTGCATGACAAGGGCAAAATCAGCAGCCGTTTCAGCAGCCGACAAGACGGCGATCGTGTACCTTCGCAACTGGCTAAACAGCCCAAGCGCCGGGGTTAGCTCAGGAATCCCGCGATGCTGTTCAGGGCGATCGGGGTTATACAGGTGGATCATGTCGGAAGCGGGCACGGGATCGGAATCAGCCGACAGCGTCACGATGCCCAATTGCCCAGGCGTCTTTTTCAACACGTTATACGTGGCGGGATTACCGTAATCGTCAAATTTGATTCCGTCAATTTCGCCGGCCGTGCCGGGCAAGATATTTGGTGAAGTCACCCGGTCAGCGTCAACCATGGCAATGTCAAGTTTCACCGGATGCCGCAAAGCCGGATTGCTGATCAACATCAAAAACGCTTCGCCGTCGTAACTGATCGCGCCACGCGCGGCGCGCAACTTCGCGGCAAGTCGAATCTCTTTTGCCCATGCCCCGAACGATGCCTCTACCTGGCCATTACTCACGCTATCGGGCAATAGCATTTGAAGGCGCGGCCCCGTGCCCACAACGTACTGTGCCTTGGTATTCACCATGCCACGCGCGTAACAGTTGTTCGCGTACTCGTAACGGCAACGCCGGCGCAACGTCTGCCGCACGCTCGGGCTTGCCGCTGTATCCGCGTCAAGGCCATCAGCCGCCGCCCAATGCTTGGTATTATCGTCGGTAGTTTGCGCGGCATCGTATGAGGCTTTGATACGCCGAAACTGCCGTTTCGACGCGCCAATGGCCTCAAGCGATTGCGTCTCTTTTTTGCTGAACAGTTTACCAACGAATCCAAACATTACGAAGTGCCCCCCCCCGCTTTGAGTTTCGTCAGCATAATGCCACGGCTTTCAGAGCGTGCCGCCGCCTTGGAATTCAAATAGCGATCCGCCGCGATTTGATCCGCCAGCGAATGCTGTTTGACTGAGCCGGAATCACCGGTTACTTCTGCCGGCCCTTCGGCGTTTTCTTCTATGACAGAATCAAGATCGGGATCGGCCATGGTTGTCTCCACGATAAAATCTGTACCGCTTCAAACAACCAGACTACAACAGATGTTGTACACGCGCTAGGGTCCAACGTACAGATGTGTACTTATTTCAATTCACCTTCTCACTCGTGCGTTTCCGTGTGCCACAATGCCGGCATTCCCTGACACGCTCGATATACCCCGTGCGCTGCCGCGTATACAAAACGGGCAGGTGCCGACAGCCGCACTTTACGCATTGCAGCCCCGCTACTTTTTCGGTTTTCATGCCTTGCCCTTTTGTATATCTGACAACCTGATCTTTTTCTTTACCTGGCGCGTTTCCGTTTCAGTGCCCGGCAAGGCCACGCCAAGCATGGCCGCTGCCACAGCGCAACCGACCGTACAGTCAAGCCAATGGTTGTCAACGGCCTTCGGCCGTAGCCGCCATTCGTCCACTGTGCGGCCCCGCCCTTCAGTTCGCGTGTAAAATTCAGCGGTCATGTGTTCAGCGTACAGGCGGTGCGGCGTGGCCTTTTTGCCAAACAGTGACAGGCACCCGGCATCCCCCATGGGCACGGCAAAGCGCAACGCAACAAAACTTTTCCAAAAGTTCGTATCGTAAACGACATGGCGAATGGAACGCCGGCCCCGGACATTCGGCATACGCCAATTCAAGCCGACACGATCGCCGCGCTTGCGTTTGTACTCAGAGAATGGCCGGCCGGAAGCCCCAACGTACAGGCCGTGGCTTGGCAACAGAATTGCCGCCTGGTCACTCTGCCGACAGAATTGATACACCACATCCGTTGACTGCCCCCAATTGGCATCAATCAAACAGCGTTCAACGCGCATTTGCGCGCCATCATCGCGCCGCCACTCACGCGCCAGCACGTTTGCCGCCAACTCTGCAAGCCCGGCGTAAATCGCGCCTTCAAGCCCCGCCGTTGGGCATGAGCGCTGCAGCGTTTTGGTCACATCGCGCAAGGTGAAATAGGTCCGCGGTTGCTTCGGATAGGTGCCGTAATCAATCAACTGCCCGCTGAAGTTATCGCTCCACGCCGCCACGGCGTAATACAGCACCGCCTTATGAATATCAATGAACGCCGTCAGCCGCGTTGCCTCCACCGGCACCACGCCACGCGGCAAGCTGTTCACCTTCTTGGCGATATCATCAGCCGTCACCAAAACAGATTCTTCGGCTACGTTCAAAGGCTCGTTTTGGTATTCGGCAAAGAACGCGGCCTCGTTACGAAATTTGATGTTCATAGCGTGTTGTGTGGCCGATGCTTCGTCAGTGTTGTAGCGCTCGGGCCACGCAACGCGCGCGCCTTTATCCATAGCGGCGCGATGCTGGATGTAGAATTCCGTTACCCTGGCTAATCCACGTTCGGCCCGCAATTCGTCTGCCCGTAATTCCTCATACGTTGCCCACAGCTTTTCATTCTTTGGAAACTCATAAATCATTTTCGTACGTTCGCCTTGCCAGTCTGGATTCTTTTGGCGATCAAGCATCACATCTGCCATGTCGCCACGCCGAATGACCGTACAGGGCATGACACCGGAAATTTTCTGCCCCGGCCCCGCCAGGCCAAGCACGGCCCCGGCAAGCGTGCGCTCTCGAGTCTCACACTGCAAATCCGACCACGCGCTTTCCTCAGTCTGGGGATCGTCTACGATAACCAGCGACGGCCGAATTGGCGGTTGCCCCGCACGGTTGTACTTCATGCCGCGGATCCGCCCCGTGATCCCCGCTACGCGGATCAGCGCCCCTGACGCGGCACTACCCGGTATGCTCGGTAAGATGATTTCCAGTGCCGTCCACCCGATGTGCGTACGCTTGCCCTTATGTAACTGTCCATGTGCCTTGTGTGATATGCCGTCCAGGCGATGGATCGGGTACACCACTTCAGGGAAATCCTCAAGCAACTGGTCATTGGTTTCAAGTTCGATTTTGATACTGCCTAACATTTCGCGGGCATGTCCGGCATCTGCGCCAATCAATGTGACGAACGCATGATGCCCGTACAGTAACGCCCACAAGCACGCCGTTTCGCAGAGGCTCGTCTTGCCACTGCCGCGCGGCATGGCCATTGCGAAAAGCCCGCCATGCAATACGGCGTTTTCAATTTTCTTGATTACCCGAAGATGATCCTCTGACCACTTCAGGTAATATGTTTCAGGAAAGTACGTTTCGCAGAACAGCCGGAAATCATAGCGGCACCGTTCGCGCCGTACCTTATCAATGATCTCAGGCAGTGGCGCAATGTCCCGGCCAGTTTTCGATAAGGCCGCGTTGCGTTTCCGCGCGGCTTCCTTCCGAGACTCATAACCAGCCTCGGTAGTCTGGTCACGCTTTTTGCGCGGCTTGGATTTTGCCTTTGCCTTAGCCAATGATTGCGCTCGTTTCTAATGGGGCGAAAAGCGCCATCTCGGATCGCGCCGCCTTGATTCGGGCGGTAGCAATGGCTACATATTCAGGGTTCATTTCACAGCCTGTGAAGTGGTGGCCCTCTTGTACCGCCGCAATGCAGGTTGTGCCGCTTCCGGCGAAAGGTTCAAGCACCACGCCACCGGGCGGTGTCACCAGTCGGCATAGCCAGCGCATGAGCGCAAGCGGCTTGACTGTGGGATGGTGGTTGCGATTATTGGCGTGTTCTTGATTCGGCTGGCTGCCTATGCCGTTTCCCATTGTTGGACGCGGCTTTTCAGGAAACCGCAACAACCCCGCATTACGCTCGGCCTTCGACGCCTTCGCGCAATAAAAGAACCTTGCGGCTGAGCCGGAATCTACAGGGCCAACCCACACATCGTCCCGCTTAGACAATGTCGATAACCGGCTTGATATCGCCCTTGCTCCCACAAATCCATGATTTGCACCTCGCTTGTCGCGCACTGCCGATGATGATTTTGTCTCAGGAAATCCCGCCAGCACTTCCGCGCTTCCGTCATGGACGATGTTCGCGGGCCAGCGGCCTTGGGGTGTTGGCCCAGTTGGGACGGTAGCGCCTGAACCCCCCGGTTGCATCTGCCCCGGAGCGTAACTTCTTGACTTAGGCCATGTTTCTACAGTTGTCCCAACCCGGCAAGCATCCACGTTCACCGCGCCGGTGCCGTGTTCAAGCACGTTCGCCGCAACGGTCTTTTCAGATAGCGGCTTCCGCGCAACGCAGATAGGGTCATGCGCTGGCTTCAAGGCTGTGCCCCAGCCGTTCCATCGCTTTGCGGCTTCGGTGGCGGGGGCGGTGATATTTGCCTTATTCCCGGCCGCCTTGTCAATGGCCTTGCTTATATTAAGCGATTTGGGAAATCCGCTCGCGTAAATCCACTGAATCTGATCGCGGATGTCAAAGCCAGCGTCCTCAATCGCGCAAGCCATGCGGTGATAGGTTCGGCTTCCGCCAAAGCTCAGGGCGTGACCGCCCGGCTTCAAGACGCGCAGTACTTCGGCCCATAGTTCCACGCTGTGCGCAATGCCGGTTGAATCCCACCGCTTACCCAGAAAGCCAAGTTCGTAAGGCGGATCAGTAACACAGGAATCAACGCTGTTATCATCAAGCGTTTTCAGCCAATCAACACAGTCGCCGCAATGGATGGTGTCAAGTTGCATGGCTCATGCCTCCTAGGGAAACCAACTTAGTGGAAAA